CTGTTCCATCCCTTGTAATCCAGCAAGAATTGCTTGAGGTGCATAAGTTAAGGCACTTCCTGTATTTTGATTTTTAGGTTGAGCAAGGTAATTAAGCCCACCGTACAAAAGACCTTGTACTATAGATTGTTTTTTAGCCTTTTCTAAATCAGGAGTAGTAATTAACCCTAAATTTTCTAATTTACCAGCATACGCTCTTTCTGGAGTAGCATAATTAAGTAGGTTATTTAAATTTATTGCCATAATTTTATCCTTATAGTAAGCCTAACATTGCTAATTGTTCTGGAGTTAGTTTGTTTTGTGTTATTTCAGAACCAGTTGGTCCTGCAACGGATATATCTAATAATCCATCTCTTGGGTCTTGGTACTGTGATTGCAACATCTCGCCGTTAGTCACTCTTTGCATAGTTGGGTCTTGTTGCCCTAATGCTTGGTATCCTAATGCTCCTGCATTTAATTTGTCTGAAAAAGACATACCTTCTAAACCTTCGTCTACATAATCATAAGCTTTACCAGCGTATTCTTTTCCTATATCTAATACATTGCTAACTTCACTTGGTAATGTAAATGCGTTAGATGCTGAAGCAACATTATTTCCTGCACTCATAAGATTAGAGCCAGCGTTTAAAGAGTTTAATCCAGCTGCTGCATCATAACCGCCTGCACCTAATGATAATCCATCAAGAACTCCAGGAGCTATTGCTCCAGCTTTAGATGCACCGTCCAATAATAATGGGGTTGTACCTCCAGCTGTAGATGCTGCTCCTGCTGTAGCACCTTTACCACCATCAGCACCCATTGTTCCAGCAGAAAAGCCAGCTCCTAATCCAGTCATTCCGTTTCCACCAAATCCATATTTATCAACTAAATAACCACCCCCTGCCAAAGCTAAAGGGATTGCAAATGGAAAAGCCATTATTTACCACCCCCTGTAGTCGTTGTGGTGCTATTAATTGGAGCTGGAGCACCATAAGCTGCACTTAAGTAGCTACCTAACTGTTGTTGTGGAGCATTAGCACCATATTGGTATCTATCAATATCGCTTTGTAATGCTTGTCTTGAATAGTCTTCTTGTGTTTTACCTACATTCATTAGTTGCTGTATATCACCATAATCAGCCTGTGCTAGTTGTGGTGCATTAGCCACTGCTTGGTTTTGGAATCCTCTTTCTTGACCGTAGTTTTGGTATGCTAGTTGAGCACCTTGCCTAGATAAAGCGTCTGCTAGGTTAGTAGTAGCATCTGATTGCATTTGTGTTTGAGCATTTGAGCCATATCTACCTGCCTGTGATGCAGTGCTGTTAAGGTTTTGTGTAGCTTTATTGTATTCTGATATAACTGGTGCTGCAGCTGATGACATCATGCTAGCAAAGTAAGGGTTGCCTGCGGACAAGTAATCACCTTGTATAGAGCTTAATTGTTGCCCTTGTGCTGCTGGTAATAATGGACTTCCTGCTGTTGCTCTAGCCTGTGCAGCTTCTAACCCAGAGGTAGTTGCAGCAGATGGGTCTATATACGTTTGACCTGGATAATACTCTGGAGCACCTGCTTGGTAAAGGTTTTTAGCTTCATCTAGCCCATAGGAAATATACGGTTTTAGCATGGGGTCAATTTCAGACGTAGTAGTTTGTTGCTGACCACCACCACCACCTTTAAATAACTTTCTACCCATCTTTCCATTGTCAATAGATTGGTTTCCGTCTAGCTCTGGAAAATAATCGTTCATATTTTTAGCTCCATTAGTGTGTATTTTTTTTCATAACCGTATAGCTTATTAAATAACTTCACTATACTCTCGTATTTGGTAGAACCTTGAATGCAAGTTCCGCCATGACTTTTAACCCAGACCTTAAAGTCTTCAAAGCCTGCTTTAGTGTTTCTTCCGCCCATATAAGTAATATAAGCTACTCGTTCGTTTGGAAAGTTAATCCACTGTACAGTAAAAGCACAATGGCATTTATCTTCATCCATCAGCACCAACAGTTGTTGTTGCCCTTGTATGACTAATAATTTTAATTGGTCAGCAGTAAACTCACCATTACCTTTATCTAATGCTTTTTGTAATAACGGCTCTGCTAAATCCCAATACTGATATACATGATTGGTTGGTACGACATATAGTTTCATAAGACTAAATTGGTTGGTTGATTACCTTACTATTATATACCCAAAGGTATTGTCTGCCACATTATTAGGCAGGTGGGTAATGGTTGCCTGACCTTTTTGTCTATCACTAATATAAGGCAATCCAGTAGAACCGCTTACTTGTGATGGATAGTGCATAACTAATTCTAGTGTTGAAGAAGGCACACTAGGTCTAGCGTAAGGTGTTGTCTGTGCAGCTAATGCAGTTAAAGATACATTAGCGTCATCTACAGCACAATAAACTTCTACATAATCGTTAGCGTTTAAATCTAAAGGATGTGTTAGGTTTACATAAGCAGCACCTTCTATTGAACCTTGTTTATCTGGAACGGTTACAGATGCTGCACTGTGAGGAACATCTACACCATTTACTCTAAACCACAAATAAGCATTGTGAATTTGAGATAAAGGATTATTAAACCTTCCCATAAATGTTACATCATAATATCCTGCGTAATCCACTGTAACTCTATCGCTTGCTAATGACATAGCATAAGCACTTTCTTCTACTCCTAAAGCAACTCTAGTGGCTATGTTAGCAGAAAAATTTTGTGTTGTATCATGTTCAAATAATCCATGAGGAAGCTGTACCCCAGTTCCAGCAGCAGCGACACTTAATGGTGTAAGAAGTATAATAGAATCATAACCTATTCGTTCATCACTTAATGTTGTGCTAGTAGCACCGCCATCCGCAAGTGTTATCGTTCCTGTGTTATTGGTCTTACCATTCATAGCGTTGTTTACTACTTCTGCAACTGCTCTTGGCTCACCACCCTGATAAGGTAGGGTACGATACATCCTAGTCATTAACGATTACCTTGTGGTTTAATATCAACATCTATAGCCATAGCGGTAGTCCAGTTTCCTGTGGGATATACAGCTATCCTATGGTATCTTCCTCCGCTTCTGACATTAGCTCTACCTTCAGAAGTAGTCGTTACTGTAGGACTAAAAATAACAGAGTCATCTAATTCTCTACGACTAGCAATAGCAATATCTGCACTACCGTTATCTATTTGTGGTCTAATTAAATTAACCACGCTGTTATAACCAACCTCTATATCTGTGGTAACTAATTGCGAGTTATAATCTGCTCCTGAAAAGGTTGATATTTTAGCTCCTGTAGCACCAGCAAATAAGAATTTACCACCTACCCACAGCCTTGCATCAAGTGATGCTGGCATTGCATCTATGTCGGTGTACCCTAAAATATCTAATCCTTCTAAAGTCGTTCCTACAGTCGCTATATTGCCTAGAACGGTAGCTGTAGTAGTAACTCTTGACCACTTACCTAATGACCAGTTGTAAATTAACATACTTCTTCCGCCAGCGTTGTTGGCATAGTTCCAAATAGCTATGTTAGAAGTAGGGTTAATAGAGGAACTCATGCTACCTATTAATGCTAAATCTATATCATCAAAAAACCATCTATCTATTTTTTCATTACCTATTGGAGTAACGCTTGTACCATCACAACTATAAAATCCATCATCTGATAGGAAGAAAGTTACATTGTTATATTGGCATACAGAATTTCCAGATAAACAGCCTAGCCCTCTTGAGATATTATCAAATTGGAAAAACAAAGGTGACCCAACATAACTCATTCTGGAAATAGACTTTTCTAAAAAGACTAAACCAAATTCGCCACCAGTAATAGCAACCAAGTTACCACCATCAGCAATGACCTGTAAATCTGACTGTGATGTAGAGCCAGATGTCCAATCAGTTTCGTCATTAATGTCAGACCACTGAACAGTAGATGATGCTAAAGAACCCGTCAGTAAATTCCCTACCACAACAAAATCTCTTACTATAGTTATTTGTTTTGCTTTAGGAGAAGTTACTATATCTGCCCATACAGTAGAAACACCTATGGTCCAGTATTGAATAAAGTTATCACCATTTACCGCCAATACAGTCTGACCGAATTGCACAAATTTCCAAGCCAGTATACTGCTATATCCACCAGCTTTAGATTTATCTTCTAATGCTTCTGTATCCCCATTAAACTTAAATAGTTTACTTGCTCCACCAGCAAACACTACGACTTCTGTTCCCCATTTAGCTACAAATACCGAGTTTAATAACTCTGATGCTTCTCCACTAAAATCTACTGCATTAGGAAAAGGCTGATAGCCAATAGATACTGGAATAACATTTAACGCATCATTTAACCCACCTGAATTGTCAGGCTGGTCAGGCAACCACTCCGTGAACTGAACTCTTTGAGTTGACATATTTAATTAATCTCTAGTAAAATTTAATAACGAATTTCTGATATGTAGCAACCGCTTTCTTTATAATTGGTACTTCCACCAGAGTAATAAGAATACAAAGTAATAGTCCCAGCTCCATTATAAATAGTTTGTCTATAAGTAGACTTACCACCAGTGCTTGGACTTTGAAATGTTTGAGCTGTTCCGTAAGTAAAAGTTGTTACAAATGGAGCGTAGTATGCCCAGAAACTTCCAGCATTAGGATAAGTAACTACAGTAAAAGTATTACCTACTGTTCTTTGTTTACCTGTTAAATAGGAAGATATATCTAGCGATGGTCTATTTGATGGGTTTCCAGTGCTAGTAACTAATATGCTTGACCCTTGTGTGTAGGCTAAATTTGTAGGAAGGCTATAAAAATCATCAAGACTAATAGTGCCACTCGTAGGCACTGCACTAGCTCCACCAACATTTATTGGAAGAATAGCACTTCCTTTATAATATTCAGATATACCAATAGGGCTACTACCACCTAAATTAGACTGTAAGTCGTTTAATGTTACAGCTCCAGAATCTGGTATTGCCATTATTGATTCCTCATTTGTGATAGTTTTTTATTAACTCTTATTTGCAATAAAGCTTCTTTTAAGCAAATCTCTGTAATTCTATTATCAATCTTTGATAACAAATTATAATCATGTGTAGACAAAACTATGTCATTAACTAATGTATCTAATTTATCTGGGTCATGATAGTCCTGCTCAAACCTTTCT